AGACCCGTATGAAATAGAAAAGTTTGGGTATGTAGGTTCAGCTATGATGCAAGCGTTTGGCCCCATCGGTAATTTTGCACGCAATGTTCCCTACGGCATGCGGTTAATTGCAGAAGGTAAAGTAGCACGGGGAGTAGAACAATTTTCGCCTAGCTTCTTTAGGAATGCCCTTAAAACATTCCGCTATATGGATGAAGGAGTAGTAACTTCTCAAGGTATACCTATTAAAGAAGACCTTAGTGGGTGGCTTTTGGCTAAACAGTTCTTAGGTTTTAGTCCTGCTGATCTATCCAGTATTTATGAGACTCGTGCTCTTGCAAAACAATATGAAGCTAAAGTAATGGAGAGAAGACGTTCGTTGTTAGAAAGCAGGTTTATGGCTCTGACATCTGGGGACAGAGAGCTACTGAGGGAAACAGACAGACGCATCAGGGACTTTAGTAGAATGTATCCTCGTTTGTTTAATCGACGAACGTTAGAAAGTTCATTCAAATCAAGGGCATCTGCGCTTAGAGAGTATGAGTATGGACTACGGTTTGACAGAAACTTTAGACCTTACCTCGATCAATACTTTGACAGGCTAGAAACTCAATTTTAAACGCGCCACACGCGAATACCCCGGACATCATCTTCTATGACTACTTTAGTAGTCACTGTGTACTTACGTTTCCTGGTTTCTTTAAGGATAATCTTTTTAGATTTAACGGGGTTTAAGCAAGGTATAAAGAACGATGCGCCTTTTTCAAACCCCTTCCAGTTAATCAGGTACTGTACTTTCTCCACCGTCAGCATCTGCATCCTGCCCAGTTAAACCACTTGTATCTACAAAGCCTGCGTGCGCTGCGTTAAACACCAAACATCTAACTGCTGTGCCAGGAATTTTTGTACCGGTAGACATACGATAGTTTTTTGTTTCAATACATAAGCCGGAAGCTATAGCGTCTTTTAGCAGGGTCGTGTAGTTCACCTGTCCTTCCGAACAATGTTTTCTAAATTGGCTTACGGGGGTGTACATGCGGTTTACATCGGGTTCGAAGCGTATTGTTAGCGCGCCTCTGGGTTCCTGAGTAGGTGCAGCATGTTTCTGAGAGCGCCTGTCTACGTCTTTGTTTACAACAAGTGCATTGTGCCAGTTTCTAATTATGTAATCTCCAATGACCGAAGCAGCATCACTCAAAGGTGCCTTGGTAGTCTCTTTCATCTCAGCTATAACAGGTTTTATTTTGTGGTATATACGTTTTACGTCTACGTCTATAAGACCCCAATCCTGTGCAAACAAGCCTGCTGTTATGTTAGCAGAAGCAACTGCTGACCAGTTGCGTTCCCTTTGTGTCATGTCTAACTCCCTGTCAAACCTAGAAGCTACTGACTTAAGTGTGTTCTTAACATCTGTAAAATTGTTTATAACGTTCATTATAAAAGGTTCAATAACTGTTCCGTAGTTCTCAAGAAGTTGTTGGTCAAACATTTCCCTGCCGTATTCTGTGTCTATAATGTTTGCATCTGCAGCGGGTACTGCTAACTCTATTAGCCGCATAAGCTCTCCGTCAGGAGTGTTCTTAACTTCCTGTATCTTTTGCCTAAACGCTGCGTTAGAAGTAGAAACAGAAATAGTACGCCAGGTAGTGGTGTTGAGGCGGTTGGCATTTTTGTGCTGTTGCATTCGATCTCTGCCTTTACCCTGTGAGCTTGCGTAAAGAAACGCCGATATGTAATCACCGTCTTTGTTGGTAAGTTCATCCATTGTATTAGCTATGTTGTTAAGCACGCCCATCTTTTGGATACGGGCAGCTACAGTATCATCCGGTGCTCCTAGTAACATCTCAGGGTGCCCACACACGCTGTTAATGACACGCAGTACAGTCGTCTTACCCTGTCCTGACAAGCTGTGCATTAAGTTTATTACTGCGCCTTTCTGTCCAGTAAGTGCTAGAAGTGGTGCACCAAACCCCGTAAGGGCAGCAAATGCTTGTATCTCAAGTCCAGGTCTGTCGTATAGGTTAAACACTTCTTTCCATTTTTCTTTGGTACCTTGTGGCTGAAAGTGCGGCACCATCCCCTGAGTAGTACTAGAGGGGGGTGTGTGATACACGCCGTCTTTGTTTATCTCTCTGTCACCCACGACAAACTTACTGTAGTTTTCGTGCCAACCAAATTGATCGTACATAAGTTGTTTTTTCCCTTGTCTTTGTAGTTCTACAATAGCCAGTATTATGTAAGTAGTTATACGCTTTGACTGCGACTCTTGAGCAACTACTCCTTCTTTTGCTAGCTCTCGACGTAATTCTCTGTGGTCTAACTTAACGTTGGCAATAGTAAACTTGTTAACGCCATCCATAGGGGTATGAGCGTGTATAACAAATACATCTCCGTCTTCTGTATCACGCAGTCTTTCTTTAACAAACAAGTCATACTCATACACCACTGTAGGTTGTCCTCCTATGTCGGTGTAGATTCCCCCGTTCTCTCCTCTGTAGTAATCCGGCGGTAATGCGAATGGAGGCTTTGCATCTTTCTGTACAAGTTTACCTAGCTCCCGTGGCCCCTTTATCTTGCCTTTGTGTGGGCACTTTACGCACCCTTTAGAGTAGTTCTCAGCAAACTTGTCGCACCCATGTGGGCCTTTGATGTGCGCTATCTTACGTTCCACAGCAGCGGGACTGTAATCAGGATGGCCTTTAGACACAAGATGTACTGCCGTGGCGTTGTCTTTGCAGAATTTAGCTACAGAAAGAATGTTAAACCACCGAGGTTCACTTAAAGTGGCGCGGTTCTGAAGACAGTCTGCGATCTGTTTGCACCCCTCTCCCTTCAAGCTACGTTTAGCAACACGGGCGAAGCTGTAGAACATATCCGCGTCTAACACACCCTTAAGAGGATCAAACTCAAAGTTAACTGGTGCTTTAGTTTCTGTAACAGCGTCTTCGTCCACTCCCAGGGCCTCACGCATAACTGCTACTTCAATAGGGGCAGCTAGTGTGGCGAGTGCTACTTTCTTAGGTGGGTCAGTCTTGACGTTGTAAGATTCCGGTACACGCAGCATACGTGCAGCGTCAAACACGTTGGGGTCAGCAGCAAGCTTCTGTGTTACGCATACTTGTTTAAGGCGGTCAGCTAGTGGTATCCACTGGTCTCGCGGCACCTCTTCTGAGAAAGCCCAGTAAAGATGTAAGCCATGTCCAGAGTCCACAACTGTAGGAGCAGGTAAGTCTAGTAGCTCCCAGAATTTTTTAGCTGCCTGGTAGCCTTGCTTCTTACCTGCGTAGCCTTTAGGTAACCCTGTGCTTTGTTCTATTTCTGTGTCTTTCCCTGCGCCACAATCAATGTCTAACCACAATGACTGTAATGATTCTGCATGTATGATCTTACGACCACCTTCGGGTAGTGGCTTGGTAGCATCTTCGGTGTATTTGGCTAGGGCAAAGTAAGTGTGGTGGCCTGCTTCTATAAACTTTTCGAACAAGGTCTTAAGTTCGTCTGTGTCTTGGGTAAATTTTGTAATCGGGGCTTTGTTCCTGCCCGCAGGTATGCCTATGGCACAGTACCATCCTCCTGACGGTACTACATGGTGGATTAAGTTAATGTTCTCCATATTATTATTTTAAGGGGGCACTAACCCCCCAAGTCCTCTCGGTAAGTGGAACAGCGGTACTACTGTGTGTACGAGATCAGTAAGGCTTTTACAGCATCGGTAAGATCAGGGTGCGGATAGTGTGTACCCTGGAACCAATTATAAACAGTCTGTCTACTGACCCCCAACTGGGAGGCAACTTCGGCTACAGGTATCTCTTTCTTAATACATACCCTGCCTAGTTTTACCCCCAGTGAGGATTTGTCAGCCTGCTTATTAAGACTATTGAGTCGTGTGGTGTACCCATAACTCATTAGTCGTCGTCACTCCCCCACTCGTCTAGCAGAGCGGATAAGTCATCATCGTCATCAGGCTTTTCAGCTTTATCTTTAGTGCGTTTAGTAGGTTCGGCAATTAATGTACCATCGTCTTCCTCTTCCACTACACCAAACATATCTTCTGCGGATTCTTCTTCTGGAGAACTGTGTTTGGTAAACCCTTCCTCCACATCAAAAGGAGAAGTAGTTTGCATAGGTGCGTAGTCAATAACCTGAACACCACGTAGACGTAAAGAAACACCGCAGCTACTCATTTTGTAAGGAACTAACTCAAGAGCTACGTTAATAGTACTACCAGTAGTAAGCTGGAAGTCTGTACCAAGCCTCTTGTTATCAGAGTCAAACTGAGCAGGGCCACCTGTTGCACGTCCGTTGTAAGCAGCTTTCAGGTTGGTCTTCGCAATGAACGTACCATCTTCTTGCTTCTTGAAGTTAATAGGTAATTTGGCAGGCCAGGATTTATCTTTGGCAGCTTTGTACGCTGCTGCCATAGCACCATGTAAATCTTGGGCTTGCGCCTTATCCAGTACTATTTCTAGCTCATACTTCGCACCATCTTCCATAGCATCGCAAGGCACAGTTTGGCCGTTAGCTCCCGCTTTGTTATCAAAACGGTAAGGTTGATCTAGTCGAGGGTAACGGGCTGTGACCCCCTTGAGTAAGTAAGTCGTCTTTTTCATATCTTCTACGCTCTCGGTAAAAAGGTTAAGTAAATTAGCATCAGCTTCTACAAGCTGAGTTATGGTTTGCATCTCATCCTCTGCTAAAGGACGAGAGGGTTTGAAATATATCTTGGGTACAACTTCATCTACAAAATATATCTCGGTTAACACAGTGTTAATGCTTTCGCCGTTAGGTTTTAAGTAGTCTATGTACTTGTATAGACTCATTTTATTTACGGCTTGGGCAAACAAACTTGCCCCACCTATGCGTAATTCACACACTATGTTGGTGTTGTTTAACACTAGTTGAATAGTGGTAAAAAATTTACAGGGTTTAGAACCACTGCTGCGGATGTTTTGAGGGCAATCAATACAACGCTTGGACTGCCTATTGCCCTCTTTTACATCAGGGTGCGGATACTGACTATCGAGTGACCAACACTCTAGCTTCTGGTCATCCCCATAAAAATTCCTAGACAGTGTGCCGCTATCTGTAATGACACCTTCTATAGATAACTCTGCTTTACCAGTTACAGGGTGTATAAAATAACCGTCCTGTACCGTAAGCCTAATCATTTCTTAGTAGGTTTCCTTACTGAAATGGTGTATCTAGTCTTGGCTTGTAACCCCTCTGGTACTACATCAGGGTTGTCAGCTAAAAACTCTTTCATGTTCCCGTTATGTATTCTCTTCTCTAGCAACTGCGGAGCATCGTGTTCCTTAATGAACACATACATCTGTTCCCAATCACTTGTCCAATAAGTAGAAGTAACACGGCGGGATACTGTACCAGAAGGAGTCTTAAGTCCGTCTGCTTCTTGTGACTCGCAAAGCTTAAGAAGTTCATCACTAACTTTGTCCTGTTGCTCTTTGAGTTTCTTTATCTCTTGATCTTTATCTTGTATAGCGGTGCGTATCTTTAAATACACACCCACTAGTTTGTCTGCTGAAGTTTCCATTGCACCTCCGTAAAAGGGAGGACTAGTTTAGCAGTCTCTTTTACATTGTCAAGCATCTAGTTCCTGTCGGTATAAATCAATTATCTTATTGTGGTTTGTGATGTTGTTTTGCAGCATCGTGTAAAGTCTTTCTTCTACTGCACTACCTTTAATGTGGATAACATTCATGGGGTTGTGTTGTCCTGGCCTGTTTATCCTGGCGTTTGCTTGCAGGTATGTCTCTACGCTAGTAACAGGAGCGTACCAAACTACGGTGTTAGCTGCCGTTAGTGTTAACCCATGCGATGCAGCTTGGGGTTGTATGATAAGTACACGGGGGTCAACTTCTTCTTGAAAACGTTTGATGATGTCAGCTCGTTTATTGACTGTTACTTTACCCGATATAATTTTGCACGTTATGTTGTTCTTGGTCAGAAATTCTTCAAGCAGATTAATAGTGTGGGTGAAGGGGACAAAGACCAGTACCTTATGTGAGGACTCGTCGATAGCTTCCTTTACTACTTTAAGCCTGTTGCTTACGTCAAATTCAATTACTTCTTTAGCATCTGAATAGACCGCACCCCCTGAGATTTGAAGCAGCTTGTTTAGATTGGTGGCGGCATTTACAGATGTTACCTGCTCACCTGCCGCACTCATCATCATTTGGTCTTTGAGTGTCTTGTAGTAGCTAGCTTGTTGTTTAGTAAGAGGAGCGTCTCGTTCTACGTAAGTAACAGCAGGCAAGTCTAAACACTGGTCACGTTCAAACCTGATAGCGGGTTGCAAGGCTTTGTGTACGGTAGTATCAGCATCGGGTTTAGGTCGCCATATATACTGGGTTATTTTGTACATAACCTTATCCCTGAATTGACCAAAGTACTTAGGCACACCGTCGGGGTTTATAAGTTTAGCTAGACCAAACGCATCGACAGGCGATTGTGCTGCTGGAGTACCAGTAAGCATCCATAACCAGGGGGTGTTAGTAGTTATATCTCGTAAGGTTTTCCAACGGTTTGTCTGGGCATTCTTATAGGCGTTGGCTTCGTCCACAACCACCATGTCAAACCCACCATTTATAATCTCGTCTTTTACTACG